ATTAACTTTAAGTCTGTGCTTGTTAACCTACCGACTATCGCATTACTTCCATCTTTTCTTAAAGCAAATTCAATCAAGCCATCCTCTGTCGTATCTGTAGCATCTGATATCTTGGCAGTAATCTTAGCGTATACATTGCTTTGGTCAAGATCATTGTTGCCAAGAAATCTCAATTGCCCAAGATAGTTGCCATCTACCCCTGTAATATCTCTTGTTAGTGTCAACTCTGGCCCTGCTGCACTACCGCTAGTTGTGTCAACTATCGTTAAATCGCCTGTTAAAGTTCCTCCTGTTGTTGGAAGTGCATCGTCTGCCTTTGTGCCTTGTGCAGCCGTTGCGTAATCTGCTGAGTCAAACGCTTTAACTTGTGCAAGGTTCGTGACTTCGCTATCCATCAACGCTCCTGCTGCGGTTACGTTAGCCGTATCCGTTACGTCTGCTCCTGCTTCAACTCCTGTAGTTGCTCCAACTGTTAACCCTGCTGCCGTACCTGTTATATTAGTACCTACCAACGTACTTGGTGTACCTAAGTTTGGTGTCACAAGTGTCGGTGATGTGCCAAAAACTAAAGCGCCTGTTCCTGTTTCGTCAGATATGACTCCTAATAACTGCAAAGATGTTGTTGATGCGAATTGCGACAAAGGACTTGTCGTCAAAGCATCACCACCACCAGGAATGGTAGTCCAAACCTCGTCATCTCGCAAAAACTTAGTCCCATCAGGTGTTCCTGTTGGAATAACCGCCCCTGTGGCTGCGACATTGGTTGCATCAGTTACGTCTGCTCCTGTCTCTATTCCATCTAATTTGGTCTTATCTCCATCTACAAATGCACCCTCAGATAAAATATCTTGCTTACCTGATATGTCTTGGTCACCTGTGTTAGTTCCGCTTGTGTTACCTATTACTATTTTTTCTGCATCCGTAACGTAATTATCATCTACACCTAATGCTGCTGCATAATCCGTTGAATCAAACGCTTTAACTTCATCTAAGTTAGTTACTTCTGAGTCCATCAACGCTCCTGCGTTAGTGACATTCGTTGTGTCCGTTACATCTGCGCCATCCTCAACGTTTAAAAGTAGTCTAACTTGAGTTGGGCTAAGATCATCTATTTCAGAACCGCCACTTGTTATACGACCAACTATCGTGTCTGTCGCTATACTAAGAACTTCAGGGCTTCCAGTTCCTGATTGTTGAACTAATATTGAACGGGCGGAAGTAAAATCACTCTCCATTACCGCACCTGAGGAATTTACATTATCTGCATCCGTAACATCTGCATTGTCTTCTATTCCATCTAACTTGGTGTCCAAAGCTATTGTGTATGACGAAGTAGTTGCATCTAAGATGGCTGAATACGCTTGAACATCTACACCTATAACTAAAGCATTTGTAATGAGTGAACGCAACTCAGACACTAACATCTTATTCGATGTGTCAGCGTCTACATTGACTATCATCACAACATCTGCATCTGCTGCATCTGCTGATAATAAAGCCGATAATTCCGTTACCTTAACATTTGCCATATTAGTTTGGTATCAAATTATTATTACTTTGTGTCATTATATAAAGCCCTGCTTGTGAAGTAAACCTATCAACTGATTCTACTCCATCTATTGGTGTGCCTATTCCACTACTTGAGATACTTGCACTCAACAACGTTTGAACACCTAAACCACCTATGCTCGTTTGGTTGCTACTTGCCGAAATACGTGTTTGTGTTTTAGTAGTCGGCATTATAACTTAGCTGATGTATTAACGGTTGAATTTTCTATTGTAAACACTCTGCCACTTGCTAAAGTCACGATAGACTGCAAGTCATAGCAACCCATTGCCCAACTTGATGTAGTAGTATCTGGTATTTGTATCGTTGTTATTCCGCTTAATGGTGTTGTGTGACTTGTAGTTGTTATCTCAGCTATGTCTGTGCCATTTCTATCAACTACTGTAGTGACTATGGTTGAACCTGTTAAATCAACTGCATCACCATTGTTATCTGTGATAGTCTCAATGATGATTAAATCATCTCCTATGTTTATAGAGTAATTAGCCACTTTTTAATAAAAATAATACTTATATTCGTATTATAGGGCTAATGTTCAAAAGTTGAATATAAGTACAGTATGTACTCACTTTATGATAAAAGTAATATATATATATCTATTTAATAAGTAATGTTTACAACTTATATAATTCACCACCTGTAGATGATAGGTAAGATGTGTTTGAATCTAAAGAACCATCTATCGCTAAACCCAAAGCCATGACGTTAGATACCATGCCATCTATCTTCTTTTTACGCTTCTTGTACTCCTTGACTAATTTTATGTTTTGCGCAGGGTCGCTAACCACTATCGTGTTGCTATTCATCCATCGGAGTACCCTATTCCCTAAATGATTGAATCTCTTTCCTAAAACAAGTCTAAACAACTCCTTACTCGGTGCATTCATGCTCTTAAAACCTTGTCTAAATGCCAACATATTCAAACCCTCATCTATCAACTTAGGTGCAACGTGAATACTATTCCACTCATCGTAGGCAATGCACTTGATGTCATATATTGTAGCTAACTCACGAATCTTGTCCATCACTATGTCGTAGTCAACAACGTTACCAGGAGTTTCAATTATCAACCCATCGTTTACCCATCCCAAATATGACCTATTGTTGTGATCTGCTGAAAGTGTGCCTTTGTCTTCTGGAAGAAAAAACCAATTGAGACTGATGTAATAATCGTCTATTGGGAACACCAAACTAAAAGCGGTGATATCACTAACACTTGACAAATCTAAACCTGCAAAACATGGCTTTCCGACCAAATAACTCGTATCAAAATCCCATTGTGAGTCCATCCATGTCGTGTCCGCTATCCATTGGTCCTTTACGTTTGTCCAAATGTTAAGATGGTAACGCTTAAAACTATTCTCAGCGGCAGGACTTGCCTTCGCTTTAATTACCTCCTTCTCAAAAAATTTCTTATACACAGACACCCCATAATTTGGGTTGGCTTTCTTCCACGTTTCTTCGCTATAAATGTCATCCTTTGCATCAGCGCAAAAGATACATACTAACTGGTTTTCGTTCTCCACTTGGCCCTCTGCCACCTTTATAGCTTGTTCGTGTCGTTCGTATCCGAAACTCTCTAAGTCTGACCCTGCCGTTGTAATTATGAAAGACAACGGTTGCCTACGTGCAGCCATTGATTTCTCAAGATTCTCAACTACATCACCATTTGCATGAATATGTAATTCATCAATCAATGCTAATTGTGGGTTGATTCCTTCTTGGGCCTTTGAATCTCTTGATAGCGGCTTATAGAACTTGTCCCCTACGATAATGGAGTCACGATAAGTGTCACATCTTTGGCTCAGTCTTATCGACTTTTCAATGATACCTTTGGTTGCGTTAAAGGCAAGTTTTGCTTGTTCCCTTGCTGATGCCGCTGAATAGATTTGGCTACCGCCTTCAGGGTCTATGTCTAAAAATATTGCAGCCATAGCAGCAGCCATGAAAGTCTTACCATTTTTCTTTGGAATCTCAATGTAAGCATCTGTATATTTTCGATAACCACTCGACTTGTATTTCCATCCAAAAATGGGTCGTATTATTTTATCCTTCTGCCAATCTTCCAACTTTAGAAGTTGACCAGATAATTCACCGCTAACGTGTCTGATATTTTCTTCGATGTATCTCACCGCACTATCCGCAGCACTTTCATCAAAGTAAAACTTATCCAAGTCAATATCGTTGAAGTTGGTGAAGTGTGACATTATATCTTGTAAATATTTTCTTGTGGCTGATCGCCAGATTGACCCAACTTAATCGCAGTTCGTGCGCTTGGACTGAACCCAAAGTCAGCACATAACTTTATAAATGTTTTTTCAGTTGTTTCTCTCAACTTGTAAATTGGGTTGATAATTTTGTTCCCTTGATTGTTTTCGATAACACCTTGACTTGACTTGCATTGCTCATCTAAGCTATCCAAATGCGCGGCTGATATACACCAACGTTTGAGTAGAAACAAATCAACGTGACTAATCCAACCCTTTACCTTTGATGCTTGACCTATGACTGAGTGCCAATAAAATGATTCCAATTCCGTTAAATTATCAGGTGGCACAGGAAAACTATCCTCAACAAAAGTCAATGATTTTGAGTTATCTATATCATTGTCATGACGGCTTGGTTTATAATGCCC